AGTTACACGTTGTTGGCGAAAATGTATGCGCTTGGTGTGCTAAGTTCTTATTCCCGGCCAAGAGTCAGCAATGATAATCCTTACTCAGAATCTTTGTTCCGGACTCTCAAATATTGTCCCTGGTGGCCTGAGAACGGTTTTCGCACTATTAATGATGCCAGAATATGGGTAAACCGTTTTGTAAACTGGTACAACTTTGAACATAAGCACAGCGGGATCAAATACGTCACGCCAGCCGAGCGTCATCAAGGTAATGATATGAAAATACTGGCGGCCAGAAAAGCAGTATACCAGCTGGCACGCGAACAGCATCCTGAACGTTGGGGAAAGCATCTACGTAACTGGGACTACATATCAGAAGTCTACCTGAATCCAGAAAAAGAGGCTGCATAACGTAATTTTATTACAAAAGGCGACAACTACCTTGAAAAACGCCGTTACTCACCGATCTCCTTCACGGTAATACGCAGCCAGTCGCCGTAGCTTTCCTCTTTCAGCGTCAGGTTGGTCTGTATCCCCTGTTTGGTATGGCGCTTCTCGTAATTCAGTCCGTATTCCTTCAGCATCACCGGCAGCCCCAGCCCGAACATTTTCAGACTGAGTACATTCCGGTAGCCGTTTGCCTCCATGTAGGCCAGATAGGCGTGATAGAGGTATTTACGGTAATTACGCGGGATGATACTGGCGTTCCCCATATACATGCCGCTGGTCTGCGGCAGGGTTTCCAGATAGCCGATAAAATCAAACGTCGGGTCGGCATCCCGTTTGATGTTCAGCGCCTCGTCTGAGTTTTGCTGGGACTGAAGCAGTGACCGGGCGAGCATCGGGTCGCTGAATTTCTGCATCAGGTGACGCACGATGACCGCCAGCTCGCGGGTGATTTTGTCCTTAAGCTGCGGGTCGCGCTCCTGCGGGGCTATCTGTTCCGGGAAGTGAATAATCACCCGCCGGCGTGACACGCCGCCGCTGCGGTCGGTGAAGCGCATCGGGTTATTGTTCACGGCCAGAATCACCGCCGGGATGTGCGTGGAGTACGCATCCCGGTATTTCGGGTCAACGGACACTGCATCGCCGCCGGTGATGGCCTTGAGTCCGGCTCCGTCGCCGCTCCATTTTTCCTGGTCCGGCAGGCGTATCAGTGAGAAGCCAGTTAACGCGGCACGTTCACGCGGGGATTCCAGCGTCTCGATGGTGGCCGACGTGGCGTTATCCTCACCGGCCAGCAGGGTGGCTATTTCGGCCATGATACTTTTGCCGCTGCCGCCGGGACCGGTCACCTCCAGAAAGAGCTGCCAGTCGTAGCGGTTTGCCAGCACCATAAACAGTGCGGCCAGAATCACGTCGCGTTTTTCCGCACGGCCACCGGCGGCACGGTCAAGCCAGCGCCAGAACGCGGGGGCGTGGGTTTCCAGCGTTTCCCCTTCCACCGGCGGGGTGAAATCCACATCGCACAGGGTGCGCATCCAGTGTGACGGACTGTGCGGGTGGAACGTGCCGTTCTGCGTGTCGAGCACGCCGTTACGAAAGCCAATCAGGCGGCGGGAGGGGGCTTCCTGCTGCGGAATAATCAGCTTCAGGGTGTCCACCACGGAGGCCACCTTCCCGGAGGAGAACGGCGCACGCAGCCGCTGAAACAGCCCGGCCACATCCCGGGCAAAGTCCTGTGGCGGCAGCACCTTCCAGACACCATTTTCATAGCGGGACAGAAGCTGGCCGTTGGCATCGACCGCGAGCGCCTCGCCGTAATGCTCATAGATACGCATGGCCTTTTCGCTGGTACTCATGGCGGAAAACTCCGCTTCGCTCATGGTGTCGAACGGGCTTTCAGCCGGTGGCCGGATGGCATCATAAATGGCCTTACGGGTGGCTTCCCCGCCGTACTGCGTGAAGGCATCATTCCAGTCACCGAAGACCGGCGGCAGGGCAACAACACCCTCACACGCATCTGCGGCTGCGGCGGCTTTTTTCTGGCCGTCACCGCTGAGGTCACGGTCTGCGGCAAGGACAATCTGACAGGCCGGATGCTTCTGCCGGGCAAGGCTGGCCAGAGAAAGGAGGTTCACGGAAGAAAGCGCCACCATCACCGTTTCACCGGTCAGGTGATGTACGGTAAGTGCGGTCGCGTATCCCTCCGCTATCCACAGACGTTTTCCGGCCTGATTCTGTCCTTCAAGGATGTGACAGGTGCCCCTGACCTGTCCGCCTTTCAGGGTGCGCTTACGGCCGTCAGCACTGATTAACTGAAGGTTAACCAGTTCGCCGCTGTCGTCATACAGTGGCACCACAAGGTCACCGGCGCGCCAGCTCACGCCACCGGCTCTGTGTGTGCCGGTCAGCATCCGGCATTCCCGGCCGGGAAAGCCCTTGCGGGTCAGGTAGGCGTTACCGGTTCCGGGACGGGTTTTCGCCATCAGGGTTTGTGCCAGTGCGGCGGCGTTCTTCCGGGCGGCTTCTGTTTCAGCAACGGCGGCGGCCGTCACTGCCGGGTCAGCCGGGGGCAGACTGCCGGTCACGGCAGCCACCTTTGTGGCCGCGTCGGACGGGGAAACACCAAACACCTTTTCAACCAGTTTCAGGCCGTCACCGGCACCACACTGATTGCAGTACCAGGTGCCGCGCCCCTCCCTGTCATCAAAACGGAAGCGGTCACTCCCGCCACAGACCGGACAGGGCTGATGACGGTTTTTCAGCACCTGAATCCCCAGCGCCGGGAGAATACGCGGCCAGTGGCCGAGTGCATGGCTGACGGTGGCGGTTACGTTCATTTTCATGGTGTTGTTCTCCTTCAGTGCAGTACCGGCGCTTTTATGTGACGGGCACAGAGTTCATCCATCACAACCAGCCCGAGAAAGGACAGCGACGGCGCGGCCTTCAGGGGGCCGGATTCCATTAAATCTTCCAGCAGGGCACAGGCTATCTGACGCCCTTTTTCCTCACCGTGCTGGCGCAGATAAAAGCCTTCCAGCTCAGCGGCGATGGCCGCCTCCAGTGATTCAAGGGTGAGATGCGGGTAGCGGTGCTGACGTTCGCACACGGTCAGCCAGGCACAGGCGACAGCGCGACGGTAAAGGGCTGCGCGTAAGACGGGCGGTAAGGGGGTTTTCATTTGCTTTCCTCCCTGTGACAGATGACTGCATTCCGTGCCGGTTGCATTAACTGATAAGGCATATCTGCGTCTCCTGAAGACGTGCGTATCCCTGCGCGAATACGCACATTTAATTTTTCGGGTGTCGTTTTTTAATTACAGATAATTGCGGTAACTGTTATCCGGGGTGATTTCCGGGTCAGGCTCCGTGCGGGGAATTTCCCGCCATTCCCGCGCCACCGGTGCCGCCCGGCTGACCGGAACAGGGGCCTGCGGGTAAATATCCAGATATTTTTCCCGCCATTTCTGTAATTCCGGGTCTCCGGCCATTTCTTTCAGTACCGCATGCCGGTTTACGGGGCTGCGTTTAAACAGGTCAGGACGGTCACAGGTAAATTCCCGCAGAAAACGCCCCAGCGGGATGTCTGTGGTGCGTCCGTCAGCGAGGATACGCACAAGGATACTGAATTTACGGCGGTACGGGTTCCAGACAATGTCCGGGCAGCGGTACGGCATTTCCCACGGAATACCGTCTTCCAGAATGCCGACCACGGCCACATCGGGAAAACCGGCAGAACGGTAAATCTCACCGGGCTGGGGAAAATCAAACATGCGTCCTGTCTCCCCGGTCTTTCTGCTGGGCGAGAAAATCGCGGCACAGGCCTTTGGCTTTCAGCTCATTCAGCACAAAATCAATATCTTCATTCAGGTAACTGAAAATATGCGGAATGTAGAGCTGATGCAGGCCGGAGAGTTCACGGTGAATCAAATCACCCCCAACAAACTGGGATACGGCGCTGGCGCGGTTGAGCTTATGGTAAGCCTCAATGCTGAGGTGTTCACGGGCGTCATGACGCGCTGAGACGGTCTGAGGGGCTTTTTTATTACGCACGGGACACCTCCACCACCGGCAGACGGGCAGCAAGGGAGAGCACATAGTCACGGACAAGGGAACGGCGGGCGCTGCGTTCATCACCGGCGACGGTGCGAAGCATACAGATACGGGGATGACGGTCTGTGCGACGGACAGCCGCAAACACAAAGACAAATTCAGGGTGTGAGGGGGTAAGGGTTGTAGCCATGATGGCAGCCTCCTGTGAATAGCAAATAACGCTATCGCCGGAGTTCTCACGCTCGATGGCGATAGCCCAGACGGGGGTGAGAATACCGGCTTCACAGGATACCGGCCAGCCCGGAGGCTGCCCCGCCTGAGCTACCATTGACTCTGCGGCATAATGAGCGGACGCGGGCAGGATGCACGGAATGCCATCTGCACGACTGACCACACACCACACCATAATCTGGCGCTCTGTGGCATTGATTGCGACACAAAAAAAGACGCGTGGCGCGTCATATGTCGCCTGTGAATTGCTCGGGTTCTCACGCCCGGCTGCCGATTTTGCGGCAGCGGAAAAACTATATCCGCAAATGCCGGAAAAAGGCAAGCCAGAAAAAGGGAGTTTTTGCAGGACGGGTATCATCACGCGTCGTACCCCCGTTTGCGTCCGGCAATGCGCCCGGCCATCCATGCGGTGACTTCAGAGTGCAGCCAGGCCACATTTTTACCGCCAAGACTCACCTGCGGCGGAAATTCCCCCTTACGGATGAGTTCGTAGATGGTCGAGCGTGACAGGCCGCACAGGTGCATCACTTCCGGCAGACGTAAAAAACGCTCCTGCGTGATGTCCGGCAGCGGCATCAGTGGCGTCACAGGGGCGGGAGACGGGGAAGAAAAAACAGCTTGCATCGGGCTACCTCGTTAATGTCCATACAGCACCGGATAAGTCCGTCCGGCTTCGGGTAGCGCTTTATTTTGTGAATATTTTCGGCAGACGCAACAGGGGGGATTTGTTCCGGCAGCCTTACAATGGCTGTGTATTTTTTGTACATCAGCGCCAGATAGCTTTAAAACGCTCTGGAAGGAGCTGGAAAAAATTATAGTGAAATACAAATTGTTTTTTCTTATTTATTTCAGTGAATTAATAAAAATAAAAAGTAATAAACAGCACAAAAAGCCCATCAACGGGTGAACAGTGGTGAACAGACGGTGAACAGTCATTACTGCGATTGTTCACCCTTTAACTTACTGTATTACTTATCTTTTTTCTTATGGTGAACAGAGGTGAACAGTAAAATATAAAAAAACAAACAGTAAGCCGGTTTTTCCTGCGACCTTTTCCTGGCTTGCCGGTCTGAGGATGAGTCTCCTGTGTCAGGGCTGGCACATCTGCAATGCGTCGTGTTGTTGTCCGGTGTACGTCACAATTTTCTTAACCTGAAGTGACGAGGAGCCGGAAAATGTCTGACAACACCATCCCTGAATATCTGCAACCCGCGCTGGCACAACTGGAAAAGGCCAGAGCCGCTCATCTTGAGAACGCCCGCCTGATGGATGAGACCGTCACGGCCATTGAACGGGCAGAGCAGGAAAAAAATGCGCTGGCGCAGGCCGACGGAAACGACGCTGACGACTGGCGCACGGCCTTTCGTGCAGCCGGTGGTGTCCTGAGCGACGAGCTGAAACAGCGCCACATTGAGCGCGTGGCACGCCGGGAGCTGGTACAGGAATATGACAATCTGGCCGTGGTGCTGAATTTTGAACGCGAACGCCTGAAAGGGGCGTGTGACAGCACGGCCACCGCCTACCGGAAGGCACACCATCACCTGCTGAGCCTGTATGCAGAGCATGAGCTGGAACACGCCCTGAATGAAACCTGTGAGGCGCTTGTCCGGGCAATGCATCTGAGCATTCTGGTACAGGAAAATCCGCTCGCCAACGCCACCGGCCATCAGGGCTACGTCGCACCGGAAAAGGCTGTCATGCAGCAGGTGAAATCATCGCTGGAACAGAAAATTAAACAGATGCAAATCAGCCTCACCGGCGAGCCGGTTCTCCGGCTGACCGGACTGTCAGCGGCAACACTTCCGCACATGGATTATGAGGTGGCAGGCACACCGGCACAGCGCAAGGTGTGGCAGGACAAAATAGACCAGCAGGGAGCAGAGCTTAAGGCCAGAGGACTGCTGTCATGATTTACTGCCCGTCGTGTGGACATGTTGCTCACACCCGCCGCGCACATTTCATGGACGATGGCACCAAGATAATGATTGCACAGTGCCGGAATATTTATTGCTCTGCGACATTTGAAGCGAGTGAAAGCTTTTTCTCTGACAGTAAAGATTCAGGAATGGAATACATTTCAGGCAAACAGAGATACCGCGATTCACTGACTTCTGCCTCCGGCAGTATGAAACGCCCGAAAAGAATGCTTGTTACCGGATATTGTTGTCGGAGATGTAAAGGCCTTGCACTGTCAAGAACATCGCGGCGTCTGTCTCAGGAAGTCACCGAACGTTTTTATGTGTGCACGGATCCGGGCTGTGGTCTGGTGTTTAAAACGCTTCAGACCATCAACCGCTTCATTGTCCGCCCGGTCACACCGGACGAACTGGCAGAACGCCTGCATGAAAAACAGGAACTGCCGCCAGTACGGTTAAAAACACAATCATATTCGCTGCGTCTGGAATGAGGGCTGCCGGTTAACCCCGGCCGTCGCCGCACACCGTATTTTTATTCTTCAGCATGATGAGAAAGAGATAACGATGGAAAGCACAGCCTTACAGCAGGCCTTTGACACCTGTCAGAATAACAAAGCAGCATGGCTGCAACGCAAAAATGAGCTGGCAGCGGCCGAACAGGAATATCTGCGGCTTCAGTCAGGAGAAGGCAGAAACGTCAGTCGCCTGGACGAATTACGCAATATTATCGAAGTCAGAAAATGGCAGGTGAATCAGGCCGCCGGTCGTTATATTCGTTCGCATGAAGCCGTTCAGCACATCAGCATCCGCGACCGGCTGAATGATTTTATGCAGCAGCACGGCACAGCACTGGCGGCGGCACTGGCACCGGAGCTGATGGGCTACAGTGAGCTGACGGCCATTGCCCGAAACTGTGCCATACAGCGTGCCACAGATGCCCTGCGTGAAGCCCTTCTGTCCTGGCTTGCGAAGGGTGAAAAAATTAATTATTCCGTACAGGATAGCGACATTTTAACGGCCATCGGATTCAGGCCTGACGCGGCTTCGGTGGATGACAGCCGTGAAAAATTCACTCCTGCGCAGAACATGATTTTTTCGCGTAAAAGTGCGCAACTGGCATCACGTCAGTCTGTGTAAAATTCCCCGAAAATCCGCCCGTTTTTACTGAAAAAAGCCATGCATCGATAAGGTGCATGGCTTTGCATGCGTTTTCCTGCCTCATTTTCTGCAGACCGCACCATTCCCGGCGCGGTCTGAGCGTGTCAGTGCAACTGCATTAAAACCGCCCCGCAAAGCGGGCGGGCGAGGCGGGGAAAGCATTGCGCGCTAGCGGTTGAACGTAATATTAATATGATCTCAGGTATGCGATATGTAGATGCAGTAATACCAACCGTCGATAAGTTGCCAATGTCATTTATTGTGTTTATCGGAGGCGTATTTTCAGAATGAGAGTTATGGCACAAATCTAGTGCCTCTTTCCGTATAAAATTTTTACTGTCATCTCATATGTCTAACTACATTTGGAGGTTCTAATGGATAAATATCACATTACTAAGGATGGTGATAAATGGAAACTTCAGAAAGAAGGTAATGAAAGACCAAGTAAGACGGCGACGACTAAAAATGAGATTGTCAGAGAAATGCAAGAATATATGACTGATAAAACAGGCTCGGTTAAAATCCACAAAGAGGACGGGCGATTTCAGGAAGAGCGTACTTATCAGCGGAAAGATGATCCAAAAAAATCCAAAGGCTAATTGAGTAGAAGCCGCCTTGTGGCGGCTAATTAGATATTGTTTTGTTTCTAATTTCTTGGGTTGTATGTGTGAAGTAAATCAATTATCTGTTCTATTCCTTGTGCGTTGTTTAATGTTTCTATCTCAACTTCATTTAACTTGAAGTAAATGTAGGTGTTGTTTGCTTTTTCACTATTTGTTTGATACTTGATAATGTGGCACCCATTAAAATGGACATCCAGAAGAGATAAGTGATTTTTTCTGTCGATAACAGGATGGAATATTTTATAATATTTTGAGTTAAACGGTTTTTTTCTTATGAAGTTAGCATTTAAAAATGAAACATCATTTCTCTTTATTAATAGGTTACATCTCTTGCAGGCCACCGCTAAATTTTTAAGTGTGAACGTATATTCTGGATATTGTGACTTGGGGAGAATGTGTTCAACATCAATATTCATATTGTGTTCATTATGGAAATCCTTTAAGCAATAAGCACATTTGAAACCATCATTACGGTTGGAAAGAATATATTGTTTGAGTTCTCTTCTCATGGATTTAAGCAATTTGTGCTCCCACACCTTTACTTTGTCATCGAGTTTATTTTCGGATATAGCAGTGCGGATATGAGAGATATTCTCTGCTGTAAATGTGAAGTTAGGCATTTTTCACCATCTGATTTAATATTTCATTGGCTGCTTCAATTATTTTTACTTGGCTTTCATCAGGCCCGAGTGATTTTGTTTTATTTAATTTGTCGCGTGCTGAATTTATATCTATTTTTTTATTGTTGTATTCATTAAGAATCTCATTTATCTTGTAGCTGAAATATCTGCTTCTTGACGTTAATACACCGAACACATCCACCATTACTTCATCAATATTAGTTTCATTTCCTTCAAGGGGAGAAAGGGTACTATTTTCGGATTTGAAAACACTTAGGCCACTATGGTCTTCTACCGCCCCTATAACAATCATTGGTGAATGTGTCGCTAATATTATTCTTATGTCGAAATAATATAATAGATCCAGAAGGTTTGATGTGTATTTTTTTTGCCAACGAGGATGTAAACTATTCTCTGGCTCATCAATTATTATTACGCTGTTATCCGATATATATGTAAGGATAAAAGCAAGTGTTGCCATGTAGCACGCTTCACCAGAGCTTAAATGAGATGATGGTATTATACTATGGCCACGACTTAAGGTTATTTCAATGTCATGTATTAAATGGTTCTTTTTTAGAATGCGCTCATGCTTTAACATTAGTTCAATGAGGCGATTATGAATGGTGTTAATTCTTTTTTCTGATTCATATGTGAAAGCATACTCCAAATAAAGTATGTGAGAGCCTTTCACTCCATGATCAGTAGAGCTAGCAGTGTCATCGTTTATTTCGATTAGATTTCTTAAGTGATTCGTTATTTCATCGATATCACTACCGATTAACTCATTGTTGTACATCTCGGATTGAAATTTTCTAATGAAACTTTCATAAGGGAAGATTGTAAATTTAAATGTGAGTTGCTCATTGAAATCTAAATACGCCAATACTCTTGGGAAAATGTGTGCGTGCGATGACCCGATCTTATTGTGACTATTGCTTACTACAACTTTTTTTAATGCTTTGGTAAGTGTGTTAGATGACTGATTAAGAATGTGAAAACGATGGCTTTTTATTTTGGGGAATTTATTGGTTGATGTGTTTGATAAGCATATTACATTTTTTCCTGTAACGTATTCTTGCTTTGAAATTTCAGCTAATATCGAACTTTTCCCTGACCCATTATTACCTGTGATAATGTTGACTAACGATGTTGATTCAAATTTCATCTATAGTTTCTCACTCTTTATCTTTAAGCCCCAAAAATTCATTAATTCTACTCGCTGCGCCAAGTAAGTTGTACGATTATAGGCTCGTCTTACTTCATCTTTATCGACGTGAGCCAATGCTGCCTCAATAATATCTGAATTAAATTCTGATTCATTCAGGTAAGTGCTCGCAATCGAACGCAACCCATGAGCTACTAACCTACCTTCATACCCAATTCTCTTCAAAGCAGCATTCGCAGTTTGGCTGTTCATCGGTTTTTTGGGATCATTTCTGCTCGGAAAAACATGTTCACGATGAGCACTGATTGGCTTCATCACTTCCAGAATCTCTAATGCCTGAGGAGATAGCGGTACAATGTGCTCACGCTTCGCTTTCATCCGTACGGCTGGAATAGTCCAGAGCTTTGCATCGAGATCGATCTCTGCCCACCGAGCACCGGAAGCCTCGGAAGGGCGCACAAGGGTCAGGAGCTGCCACTCAATAAGACAACGCGTCGGAACAGACAAGTTTGACATAACCAAAGAGCGCATCAGCTTAGGTAGTTCTTCCGGTCGTAAAGTCGGCATATTTTTCTTTTTAGGTCTCTCAAAAGCCATGCCAACACCAGATGCAGGGTTAGCATCAATCAAACCAGTGTTAACTGCATAAATCATTATCTCGTTAATACGCTGCACTAGACGACGAACTGTTTCGAGTGCCCCACGAGCTTTGATTGGCTCAAGTGCTTCAACCAATGCTCGGGCTTTGATTTGCTGAACGGGAATCTCACCAATGGCAGGAAATACATCTTTCTCCAGTGAGCGCCAAATGTCTTTTGCGTAATCAGGGGTAACGCTTTTGCTTTTAAGCTGGAACCAGTTAGCGGCGACGGTTGAAAAAATACTGTCCAGTGCGATTTGCTGCTGTTCCACTGCAATTTCAGCTTGAATTTGCGGGTCAATTCCGTTGGCTAACAAGGAAAGGTAATTCGCTCTTAACCGTCGGGCGTCAGCAAGTGAAAGGGTGGGGAAGGCACCTAGCCCCATCATTGTTCGCTGTTTTGTTGCTGGACGTTGATAACGGAAACGCCATAACTTCTTACCGTTCGTTTTAACGAGCAGAAAAAGACCATCGCCATCATGCAACGTTAGATCCTTTTCTAACGCTTTAGCGCGCAGAACTTCTGTGTTGGTCAGGGGGCGTGTCGTTCTTGCCACTTTGGCCGCTCCTTCATGAATTGGTATACGCGTTTAGGTATATATCCTACCGTATACCTAAACGTATACCAATAATCACTGGATTTAGCTGGATATCCTCGGACAACGGTAGACACAAAAAAGCCCGCAAAGCTTGTGCCATGCGGGCTTTCAGGATTTCTCCGGACGTATCCGGAAGAGCAAGTGGTGGAGCTGGCGGGAGTTGAACCCGCGTCCGAAATTCCTACATCCTCGGTACTACATGCTTAGTCAGTCTTTACATTCGCTTGCCAGCTGCGGACGGACACGCCACTAACAAACTAGCCTGATTAAGTTTTAACGCTTCAACCCCAGGCAGGGCTTCCACGCGATCTCTTTTGGGTTTGACCTCTCTTGATCCCCGTCCTAAGAGCGGAGGCTAGGGAGAGAGGGCTCTAAGCAGGTTATTAAGCTGCTAAAGCGTAGTTTTCGTCGTTTGCGACTATTTTTTGCGGCTTTTTACGAGGCCAACCGCCCCTCGGCATGCACCTTGGGTTTCGCAAATCCCGTCGAATCCAGAATCAGCCCCAATGTGTAAAGGTAAGTATACCAGATTTATGAGCGCCAT